AGGATAATTTTTAACTGACCTACGTCTGTTCCGTTATCCAAAGTGAATTCAACATCACCACTGAATGCAGTTCCATCAATGAACGTTGCAAAAGTTGATGCAAGGTTTGATGCTGTTGCTGTCAATGTAGCAATATCATCTATCGCTATGTGAGTTGGAATGTTTTCAAACATCTGACCAATGGTCATCTTTTTGTTTACAGGAGTTCCGCCTGGGTTGTCTACAATGTGCAATAAATCATCAGCACCGATTTCTGAATCGGCAACTGCTGTTAATGCTGTTATTTTCTTATCTGCCATTTTTATTTCTCCTAAAATTGACTAATTTAATTAAAACCTCTTTCGAGGAATGCTACTCTAAGCACTGAACCTACAGTCTTAGACCACTCTATGCATAATTAATATGTCGAGGATGATGTGGATTTGTATCCAACACCAGCACTTGACTCACCACTTGCAATGGTGTCTACTTCACCTGTTACACTAACATCTGTTGGGTCGATATCCACTAGATTACCTAGTGTTGCAACCACATCATTACCTGCTGGTATAACTGTGAAATCAATCGTTGAATCAGTATTGACCGTTGAGGTAATATTGATGGCATTGATTGTTATTTTCCCATTCGGATAATCCACTGTACCAGCTGCACTATCCAAATAAACTCTGGCCCCACTTGATAAGTAGAACCGTCTAAGAGTACCCTTACCGTCATCATCGAAATAATGAACGTTAACTGTATCTCCTTGAGTATAGAAACCTGTTGTTTGGGTGATACCACCACCCGCTGCATTATATCCACTGTTTGGATTGTATAATGCATTACCGAAAGCACTTAAATAACCAGTCTCTTGTCCAGTCTTTATAGTAGTTGCTTTCCTTAATCTGATATTACATGTATTAGATAGTATTGACCCATCTGTTTCATCGATAGACTTAACAAGATTTGAATGTCTGAACACTGAATCAAAGTTTGCAAGATTAGTATTATCGAATGTGTTAATTGCACTCGTTACTAGTGTTACCAATTCTCCGTTAGAATATTGAGTTGCATTCTCGTTATACTTGAATACACATGTGATTAAAATTTTGACTATGTCTGCATCGATGATAGTAGGTCTAACAGTCAACATGTTTAGTTTGTTGAGTTTGCTTTGAACTAACTTCTTCTCTGTATCAGATAAGTAGTCTGCGTTCTTAGGTTTAAGTGCAATAAACACTTTACCATATTCGGGTGGGTCATTGTCTTCACCACCCCATACTGCAACTGCATCTGCATTCGGATAATACTCACTGACCTTTGCTTTGTAGTCATTCAGTGTTACCAGTCTGTTTTGAGATGTATAGAACTTCGTTGCTTTAAACTTGATAGAATCTATAGACTCTTTCTCTGCACCACCTGTAGCTGGAATAACTCTAGTTGTTCTTATATCTGAGAAACCATTGATACCACCCACCATTGTAAATAAGTTAGCACCATCTGCATGGTTTTCATCTACTACAATGTATGTCACTGCAATCGAATCCCCATCTTTGAGATTAGCACCAAGAACTCCATCACCAAAGTATAATTCAATATAACCTTCTTCGTTTTCTTGGGTATAGTATACTTTACTCGATGTTGTAATTGCAGAGATGTTTGTTGATAAAGCATAGTTAGATGATAAACCACCACTTGTAACTACAACACTCAATTTAGATTTGTCTACCCTTGCATTACTAAGTACAAACTTTGAATTTGCAATTTGATTATCAAAAACAAAAATGTCTGTTGCATAAGTTCCTTGTACAAGGTTTACGTCCGTGTAATTGTAAGTAGTTCCATTCTGGCTAGGTCTTACTGTTGATGATACTACAAAATCGTAGTTAGTTCCATCATACACTGTCTGAAAAACTGTTCCTCTCAATAGTTGCATTTCAGCTGTAGTTGGAGAAGTACCATTTGCATTTCTAACTCCACTACATGCAACATCAATTGTTGCTTCAGAGGCTGATTCAGACGCTGGAATGAATCCTAAATCCTTTGCACGAGATACTACATTCTTTCTCATCTGTGCAGAGTCTAGGAATAATTCCGAAGCTGCTATGTTTGTATTGATTGCACCTATGTGAGATGCATATGCGAGAAGGTCAATCAAGACTGACATGTTTGACCCTTCAAAATCATAATCTTTGAATTGAGACTGACCTTTTAGATATCCCTTTAGGTTATCTGAAATTGAATCAAAATCTAAATCTGTTACATTTATTTGTGAACTGTTTGTTGCCATCTTATCGTGCCCTTGTTACTGTGAATGTCAAATCGTTATTTGGAACACCCTCGTTAATGTTGTAGAATACTGTTACATCCATATTGTTGTCATCCACATCATCAAATTTTATAGTTACATTTGAGACTCTTGGTTCGAACTTCTCTATAGTATCTGCTAAGACTCTTTTCATTCTACGTACCTTTCTATCGGTATCTAATTCGAATAACATGTTTCTGATAGACCCACCAAAGTTTGGTTTAAATGGTCTTTCATATTTGTTGGTTAGAACAATGTTTCTTACTGCTCTACGTATTGCATCCGTATCCGTTTTAATGGTTACATCACCTGTGACTGGATGAGCTCTCATAGTGATATCCATATCAGAGTGTATGTTTTTGTTTGCAACGGTCTTTCCGTTATTTACTAGTTGGTCTGACATATATCTATTTATACTCGCTTACTTATTACTAACTTGGTTTTTCTGACTCATTCTTTTTACCAGCATTCGTACCTTGACCAGTATCCATAGATATTGTTTTGTGGGTATGAGTTGAAAGTTTAGGTTTATTATTCTGTAGGGTTTGTATCTCTCCGTCTGCAACTATAGATTTCTTATTAGTCTGAGCTCCAGTGATATGAACCGTACCGTCAACTGTTAGATTTGTAGTCATTTTTGTAGTTGGTGAAGTGAATGTTGTATTACCCACTACATCTGCATTTAGTGTTCCACCTATCTGTGCATCTACGTTACCTTCGGTCACATCTAGATTGACATTACCTTTTGATACGGTTGTGAGAACATTTCCTTCTGATACTGTCGTGGTCATGTCTCCCTTCAATATGTCTGTTGTTACATTTCCTTCTGCTACTGTTGTGTGTACATTTCCTGTATTCACATTGATAGTTACATTACCCTTCTCTACGATTATGTCTGCATTACCAGCTATGAAAATGCTCTCGTTTTTACACACTACTTGATAGTGGTCATTTACTATTCTAGAAACTTCTGACCCATCGGGATGTATCTCATGGAATGTTCCCGACCTGTGATGTATGTTTAGTCTTTCTGCAGTTGGAGTATCATCAACTTCAATTAGATGACCCGACTCTGTTGCTGTAACTTTGTTGTATGGGTAGACTGGTGCTTCTGCACTATCTAAGAATCCTTCTAAGTTGTCTGATAGTTTATGCTCATAAAGAGTACCCTCTTTAGATACACCTCTTGCAAAACTTGACAAATCAGATTGGTCGGTGTATAATGGATAGAAAGGCAAATCATCTTCTGTTAGTTCTGTCTCTTCAATGGTTGAACCTGTTGCATCATACTTGATGTCAATTGTTTTGGGTTCTTTGGGTGCAGTATCTAATGCACTCGTTAAACCAAACCCTCTTCTAACATCCTGTTTTGGATTGGGCCCATCGGATGTATCATTGTAATCTTCTACGGTTAACTTTCTAGGGTCATTGAACCCTCTATCAGTTGCCCTACTAATAAGTTCGTCTGTAACAGATTCTTTGTATCCCACTTGAGGGATACCTGCTGTTGTTCCCAGTATGATAGGGTCTTGTTTTAAATCACCATCTCTGAAATAACCAAATACTGTAGAACCTTCTATAAGTCCGTGTTGAGTTCCTATACCCGAAAGTGCAGCTGCAGTGGTTGGAAGAACTACTTGACACCACGGTAAATCGGGTGTTGCAATTAACTGTTTGTTGTCGGTATGTATTCCGTGTATACGTACACGAACCCTACCTATCATAAGAGGGTCTTGTCTGTCTTCGACTATACCATAAAAATAATCCATTATGTCTCCTTCACTGCTTTGTCACTTGATTCTATGCCCGGCGCATCTGCTATTTCCATTGTGTAACTTTCTTTAACACACTCTAAATGCATTATACCCGAAGCAGCTGCTGGTTCGAAATTTAAGCTCATGTCCGTAATC